GGGCGCTTAAGGGACTGGCTCGCGAGAGGCCCCAGTATAAGGGCGTCGTGTCGTTTGCGGACACCACAGAGGGGCACGTCGGCACAATTTACCAGGCCCTAAACGCAATCTACTACGGAATGTCGAGCCCGGCAAGGTTCTACAGGGACGCCGAGGGTCGACTTCGTCACCCACGCCAGAGTGGGCATAACGTAACACTTAACGAAGCTAGTGAGATGGGGTGGGTTCCAGAGATGCGCCAGGCGAAGCATAGGTACCTGTTCCTAATTGGAAGCAGCACTCAAAGGCGGGCATCGCGTCAACGCATCATTGTTCATCCTATGGACTATCCGAAGGCTATCGAAGGGTAGTTCATACGTGGTATACTGATAGGTCCTATGAACAGTATTGTGAATGCCCAGGATACCTTTGTCGTTTCATCGAATGAGAACACCATCATCGTCCTTACCCAGCCCGGATGCGGGCCGTGCGTCGGCGTGAAGTCCGCACTCAAGCGTGGCGGTGTGGAGTACCGCGAGGTGAACATTCGCGAGGACGAGCGTGCAGTCAAGTGGATGATGGAGCAGGGGTACACGGGCACTCCGGTCATCATCGACGGGGATGACCATTTCGACCTTGGCGAACCTGAGAAAATGCGCAGTGTCGCCAGCCGCGGTGTAGTTATGGCGTAAAATGCACTATAGTTGCTTGTGATGAGATAACCCTTCCTTCCTCCACGAATCGCCCCCTCTGCTCCGGTGGAGGGGGCTTTCGTTTGCCCGCCAGTAGACTGTAACCATGGCCGGACACGCAGTAAAGCGCAGAGAGAGTACGGCTCGGGATATCGTTGACGATGCTAAGTCGTCCGTCACGAACGAGTTGCTGCTGAAGTATGCCCGCAATTCGCCAGAGGTGATCGAGCAGAAAACCGGCATCCCGGCGAAAGAGGCGATGAGCCGGCTGGCGGAAATCCTGCGGAGTCGGGACTGGCTGAGCGAGAAGATGGAGGAACGCCTCCTGATGATCGAACTCGCTGACCTCATCACGTCCGTGCGTGAGCGTATGGATAACGCTGCGGAGGAGAACTACGCTGATCTTGCCGGGGCCGCGCTTCGTGGGTACGAGACGATCGGTAAGCGGCTTGACGCACGGCGGAAGCTGACGGAGGAGGACATTGCCCGCATTTCGGCCGCCCAGGGTGACATGATGATACAGGCGATCACGACGGCGCTGGACCTGACGGCCGAGTTCGTGCGTAAGCTCCACCCGGATATCGACCTGGAGGATGATCTGCGGGAGGGGTTCAAGAACGCGCTGCCTGAGGCATATGCGATCGTGAGGGACAACATTGTCGAGTGAGGTTTCCGGGCTCGAGATTGAGGGCCTTGACCGTGTTATCGGGTATGTCCAGGGCGATTTCAAGCGCTGGGAACTGAACCAGCGGTACCGAACGGACCCGGCGGCGTGGGCATACGACAAGCTTGGGATCACGTTCCACGAGAAGCAGGTGGAAGTCTCGATGTCCGTGGTTGAGAACCGTAACACGGCGGTCGCTGCCGGGCATGGTACGGGTAAGAGCTTCAATGCGGCGATCCTGTCGGCGTGGTGGGTGGATACGCATCCGCTTGGCACGGCCTATGTTGCCACTACGGCGCCCACGAACGATCAGATCAGTGAGATCATCTTCCGCGAACTGAAGGCGCTGCATAGCCTGAGCGAACAGCGTGTGAGGCAGGGCGCTATTCCCCCGGACTGGCAACTGCCTGGGCGTGTTGGTGAGGACAATACGTGGAAGATCCAGCGCGGCGGGCAGTATGTGACGGTCATGAAGGGCCGTAAGCCGCCGGACAATAAGGCTGGTGACGCGTTCCAGGGTCTGCACGCCAGGTACGTCTTGGCTATTGGCGACGAGGCGACGGGCCTTACCGAGGAGATGATCGACGGCCTGGGCAACATCACGACTGGTGAGAACAACCGCAGGCTCCTGATTAGCAACCCGACTAACCCGTTCAGCTACCTGGGGAAGCTGTTCCTGAAGCCAACGGTTACGGATTCGGGGCGCGAGACATGGAACCTGCTGCATGTTTCCGTATTCGACCTGCCGACGATGCACGGTAGGGGCGGGATGGGCTGCACACCTGAACTGTGCGAGAAGTACAACGAACACCACGATCAGCCGGTAGGGTTGGGGTACCCCAGGGAGATGCTCGAGTCACTCAGTGGGCCGAGGTTCGTTGAGGACAAGCGGGCAGAGTACGGCGAGGATTCCGCCAGGTACATCAGCCGCGTGTTGGGTCAGTTCGCATTCGAGGCGGGCAATACGCTGTTCGGTGAGGATGAAATCAACACCGCTGTTGATGTCGTGGTCGAGGTTGACTACGACAGCCGCCCGGTCCTCGGGGTTGACGTTGCCCGGTTCGGCGCCGACAGTACGGTGGTGTACAGCGCTGAGGGTGGCGTTGTCATGCGCCGTGCGTGGGCGAACGGTGTGAACAGTGGCGCTGAGACGAGGCGTGAACCGGCCCTGGATGATGGCGGCAACGTGGTGCGCGGCATTAGGCTGCGCAAGGTGGACTCCTGGAACAACACCCCGCTCGTGACCCAGATCCTGCCCGATGGCACGGAGCGTATGGGTACCGCAGAGAAGGTGCATAACATTGCGATCGGCATGGGCGCCAGCAGCGTGCGTGTTGACGCGAGTGGTCTTGGTGGTGGTGTTGTTGACCGGCTTTGGGCGCTGAGCCAGGGTGGAACGCTGTATGAGGTTGTCGAGGTGCTGGGTGGCGCGGCGAGCCCGGACCGGCGCCAATGGTATAACCAGCGTGCGTTCGCGATGGACGATATGCGGCGGATGATGTTCCAGGGGACTCTGGATGTTGACGCACGGGACGAGCAGTTCCTGGACGAACTGATGGGGATTACCTACGATTTCGCTGATGCTGCCAGTGGTGGCGGCATGAAGATCGAGTCGAAAGAGGCGATGAAGCGCCGGGGGGTTAAGAGTCCTGACCACGTTGACGCTGCGTGGTATGCATGCCTTGATCTGAGTGGTGTGAGTGGCATGATGCCTGGTGATACGTTCACAACCCCGGCGGACATGTTCCTTGGCGATGACCGCTCATGGTGGACTGAGACGGTTTTCTGATAGTTTTGCCCCGGCTGTACCATGGTTTACATGGATCTTAGCGCACCTTTTACCGATTACGAGGGCGATATGCTTGTCGAGTCGGTGGCGCGTCTTGAGCAGGAACTCCGTGCGGCGAATGCGCAGGTCGATTACCTGACGGAATCCTACAGCGATGTTGCCCGGAGTATGCTGGCAGCTGACAATGTTGGCTGGCTCCCGCTGGTTTCCGGTTACAATGCGAACAGCCCGACGCTGGCGATGGCGAAAGAGGTTGCTACCAGGCTTGGCGACCTGTGTGAATCCAACCCGCTTCTGCGGAATGGACGCTCGATCCGCAACTCGTACCTGTTCTCGACGGGGTACAAGATCGGTACAGCGACGAGCGATACTACGCTTAGTGCGCAGCAGCAGAATATCATCAAGAGTTCCAAGAACCAGCGTGAGGTGTTCGGGCTTGGTGCGCTCGAGTCCATCGAGGGTGAGCGTTACGTCGCCGGGAACGTGTTCGTGCTGTATGACGGCAAGAAGAAGGAGTTCCAGCGCATTCCGATTGACCAGATCGGGGATGTGATCTGGAATCCCGACGACTCCAGCGATGTCTGGTATGTCATGCGGGACTGGAGTGCGCAGGTCATCACTTCGTCCGGGGAGCTTGTCGAACAGAACTGGAAGATGTGGTACCCGGTTTCGGACTACACTCCCGGTGGTGGGTATCATCGCAGGATCAAGGGTATCGAGGTTGATTCCAGCAAGAAGATGATTATGGACCGAGTGAACATGCGGCCCGGTGCAACCATTGGTGTCCCGGATTCCCTGGCTGCGGCCCCGTATGCCCTGGCGTACAGCGCATACCTCCGCGACGGCACTAAGGTGCTTCAGGCTTTGGCCGAGTGGGCGTGGGTGGTTCGGCCGAGGAAGGCGGACCATGCGCAGCGGGCGGCTGCCGCCATCAAGAGCAGCGAACACAATGCCGGTGGTAAGCTTATCACGGACATGGATGTTCAGGCGCTTCCGAAGGGTAACGCCGTTGACCTGAACACGGGGCGTCCGCTTGCTGCGCAGGTTGCTGCTGCGTTGGGCATTTCGGTGGTCACGTTGCTGAGTGACCCCGGGCAGTCCGGGGCGTATGGTGTGGCGCAGACGTTGAGCGACCCGAACCGGCGCACGATGGAAGCGCGCAGGGAGCGTAACACCGAGTTCCTGAGCGCGTGCCTCCGCGCTATAGGCATCAAGGACCCCGCTATCGAGTGGGGTAAGATGGCCCCGGGTAGCGATGCCGAGGAGATGCAGTTGACGGTGCAGGGATGGGGTACCGGCCTACTGCACCCGGATGAGGCGCGCACTCGTATCCTGGATATTGCGCACATTTCCGCGGCGCACACGGCGGCGCCTGACGGTGTTATGCTCCCGAATAACGAGAGTTCCATGGGCCGTAGTGATGTGGATATGGATGGAACCACGGGACAGACTAACGGTGTTGGCCGGGATAATGTCGGTCTTGGCGCGTTGAGCAGGGCTAAGACCACGACAAAGACCACGGATTCCGCTACTGCGCCTAATGCGTAAATGAGTAAACGCCCCATGGTATTCTTAAGACACCATGGTGAAAAAGGTTCTTACTGAGGGAATGGTCGGGGCTCTTACTAGCGCCTCCGATGAGACATACCTCGTGACCCTGATTAGTCCCGGCAAGGGGTCGAGCGGATTCTATACCGAGTCCGCTGTGCGCACGGCGCAGACGGCGTTCCCGCAGGGCACTCACGTTTACCTGGATCACGATTACGACAAGGCCGGGCGTGTCAGCCGGAGCCCCAGCGAACTCGTTGGCGTGCTCACGAATGAGACGTTCATTGCTGAGGATGGTTCAGCAAAGAACTATCTGAAGCCTCTTCCGCATTGGAAGGATTTCGTTGAGGCGGTTGCGCCTTATACGGGATTGTCGATTTCCGCAGCGGGCAAT